TAAAGTATGGCTGGTATGTCAATGCTGCTGTGCTTGTTGCTGTGTAGCTCCCGCTAAAAACATTAGGATGCCATCTTGAAGCAGATTGAATGCCTATTTGATAATCTTGCGCTCCCGCCATAACAGCGTAAGAGCCACCAGCGATAAGCTGGTACATCTTAATGTTAATTGTATCACTAACACAATCAACCATGCTTAAAACTAAATCTATTAATATTATATTTCCTGATTTTTTAGGAGTAATAGAAGCTGTAATACCTGATGCTACAAAGCTGGTGCTTGTGCTTTCTATTACTGAGCTATTAGACACATAAGTTCGCACACGCTGCACCGCATGACCCGGAATATGCACACCGCTACCGCTGGTAGCTTCAGCAATCTGGTCTACATTTATTATCGAAGCCATCTGTGCCTCACAGTATTGTTAAGTTGCCGTTAACCGTAATCGTGGTTGACGAACCTATTGTTAGAGGGCCAATCGCCAAGGCATTCTTGGTTGAGCCTATTGTTGTATTCTCTGTTACGCTCTGACCATTTGTGCGGAACACAGCCGTATCGACCGTTGTGTTTGTTGTCTGGAACTGCGGCGCTGTTATCTCACCAGCAAACGCACCCCCAGAGGACTTGCTCACTGTGTCGGTCACGCTGAATGCACGATAAGCTCTAATAACTAATTCATCGTTTACGGCTGCGCCTGTTCCTAGTGTTATTGTGCTTCCGCTACTAGCTGTAAAGTCTGAGCTATCCAGATGCACACCGTTCAAGTAAACGTCTACGTCAGTCCCGCTAAACGCCATTATTGCACCGTTGGCATCCGCATTTATAAACGTAGTTTGCCCCGCTGTAGCAACATACTTGAATAGCTGCATGCCGTAGCTGGTCGGCTGGTCTACAGCGCGACCAAAGTAGCGCACAGTAATAACGTCACCGTTTGCAGGGGCAGCGGAGAATGTAAGAGTGTTTGCCTGTGCTGTATAAGCTGCACTAACCCCCGGCTCCTGAACCACGTTTCCTATGGTTACGACAATGGCCTCTCCACTCACAACGGACTGAGCCAAAGTGAAGGCAGTGGCGCTCCCTGTTCCAGTAAACTTCTGGAATGTTATGTCACCTACATTTGGGTCTATGCCTATGTATGCCATTTTTTATCCTGAAATTTCCATAAGTGTAAAAGTGCTACCCTCTTCAACCCCAAGTGTTGGATGCCCCGAACCCCCAGATGCTGATTTGTATTGTAATTTATAAGTAGTCGCTGATGTCGTTGATGGGCTGTCTAAAAAATGCATCCCTGTTCGCCATAATTGTTGCCCGTAAACTGTTCCAGAGCTACGAGCATCTAAATACCAACCAGATTTTTGATGTATAACTGTGCTTCCTCTAACAATTGCGTAATAAGGAATAGGAAAAGTAGAGCCACTGTTAGTATAAGCCCCCAAATCAAACATAACTAAAATCTTGTTAGAGGTGCTTGAGGGCGTAATAGTTAAGGTCGCACCAGTAATATCAACTAAAGATGTCTGTGAAGAAGAAGTCTGACTGCCTGTAGTTACTGCCTGACTGACTTGCAACACCTTCCCGCTATCTAAGGAGCCTGATAATATTTTAGATATAGGCATCTAGTTATTCCTCACCATCACTCAGGTTTGGGGTTGTCAGATTTAATTTTAGATACATTCGATTGCCAAGCCTCTAAACCTTTTTCGGTAATATATTCAATCTGCTCCTCTAATGAGCCGTATGCTTTTGTTCTGGCAATGACATACGCCGCTCTTTCATCTTCTGGTTCTTTTGCATCAATAGCCTTTGCTGTCCGACTTTGACCAACCGAAAGAAAGCTAGGCTTGCTTCCAGTTTTTGGTGCATACTGTAGCGCCAAATCATCCAAGTCCCCCTCTGTCATATCCGAAGATAAAACAATCTCTGCCCAGCTATTATCGGGGTATCGCAGTGTGGCAATACCATCCTCAATTTTTTCAACATTATACTTGGTCATGCGACCGCTCCATGAACTGTCCCGCTGTTATTCATAGTTACACTTGTCCCGCTGACGGCTGCTCCAGCCGCCCCGCCAGCAGAGCCAGCGCTTCCCGTACCGTTGCTGTATGAATTTCCATTGGCTCCCGTACTTCCACTCCCAGCGGCTTGTCCATAAGTGGCTCCATCCGCACCAGCGCCGCCCGTGCCAGCACCTGTGCCACCGGCGCTCCCATTCGACCCTGCCGAATTTGTTTGATTATAGCCTTGGCCTAGCCCACCAGCACCGCCTGTACCGGCTGAAGTAGCTGTTTTTGCTTGACGATATATTTCGTATTTCCCGCTACCGCGATGAGGACCGCGATGATATTCGTTATTTCCAATTCTTATAAAAGCTGGAAACCCGCTGGCATTACCAATATTACTAGCCCAATATATATAGCTAGTAGAGCCGTTATAGAAAAAATGATAAGTATTTACATTCCAATAATAGCCAAGTGAAGCCGACCCATTAGTCCAGTTTGCAGCGGGTTCTCTACCTGACCAAGCTGCTGTATTATTTACCTCACCAGCGCCGCCAGCCCCGCCCTGACCGCCGCCCCCGCCGCCGCCAGCTATAAGATTTGTGTTATTTATAGTCACATTAGAGGCCGCATTAGTGATTGCATTGCCGCCAGCCCCGCCATTAGATGCGCCACCAGTGCCAAGAATGCTACCAGCGTTATTAATAACAAGAGTGCCAGCCATGTTGCTTGCTATTGTTATAGCTGCTGTACCCCCTGTCCCACCAATGGTAACGCCAGATGGGATGGTGATTATCTTCGGTGTAGTCCCTGTCCATACTGAAGAAGTGAACAGGGATGATGCAGCCACATTTGTGGTGTTAGATAGGGTTGCACTAACCTCGTTCTGATAATACTGCTTCCAGCTTCCAGCATCTTTGACATACGCCTCTTGTACAACCGTCCATGCCCCACCGTGTTTAACGTAGTAGTTACCACTGGTGACTTCCTTCCAAGTGCCGCTATCGTTAACGTAGAACGGCATATTAGCTTACCTTTAACCAAATATCCCCATCCTCGCCGCCAGAGGGACTTGACGTTGATACAGTCCTGTAAGGGTTAATGCGGGTTGTTAACTCTGCCAGCCCTCGGTAAACAACGTACACATTGTTTGTGCCAGCGGCAGGGGCTGCATCAAAAATTAAATTGGTTCCTGAAGCGGTGTAGGACTTTCCAGAACCCGGCTGTTGAGCCACGTTATTCACATACACGTTCAAGTCTTCAGACACATTAACCGGGCGGTTTAATGTAAAAGTTGTAGTTGACGCATTCCCACTGAAATACTGGCTAGTAGGGCTTGCTGGTGTCTGTGATGGTGGTGGCCCTAAATATGCCATTAATCTGCATCCTCTATTGTTAGAGAGCCAGCCGCTACTTGGCGTTGGATTTCTGCGTAGTCTGAGTTATCTTCCGCTATAGGCACAGAACAAGATTTTCCGTCTATTGTGCAAGTTATGGAAACATTTGGTTTGGTGTTATCACCGTCTAGTGCGTGATACTTTGCATTTGTTATATTCATTTACAACTCCGCGCTAAATTCAATATATGCACTAGCAGTGTTATTGTTTCTTATTGCACCCGCATGCCCAGCGGTGCCTGTATTGCTACTTTGGTCACTGTATGTTTGCATATTATTTGGTGTAGACCTGTTAGCTATTAAACTACCCAATATTCCATCGCCACCATTTGAGTGTATTCTCCAATCGCTAGTGGCACTAATTGCCAACGATGGTTGGGTTCTCATGGTAACAGGAAACTCATACACAGAATAAACTTGAGTTGTAACAAGCCAATAAGCAGGAGCAAAAGCATCGTAAGCAGTGTCAGATTGAAAACGATGAAAGTACCGCTGACACTTGGCTAACGTAGTTCCATAGTCCTCATGCTCAAACGGCGTAGCTGTATCTCCGATTTCTAATTGAATACCAGTGATTTCAACAAAGTTACTTGTTGAAGCAAAAATACTGCTGACACCAGCCGCCCTATTAGCATTAACATTTGGTCTTAAAGTTGTGCTGTTACTACCGCTTGTATAAGTAGAGCCAGCATGCATCCAAAACATTAAGTCTGTATCATGTGTAATTACATCATCAATTTGAGTGTTAGTCGCGGCTGGGACTGACATAGTAAATCTTTGCCATGATGTTGTTAATGCGTTTACTTGATT